TCTGTTGGTATAACGGAGATAACAACCTCCGAATTACCATCCTACATAAGGCAGAAAATATCTCAGCTAGCGGCGACCCCGACGGGTTACTTTCTCGTAGCAGCAGGATTGTTCTATGGGTTATCACAAGTACCACGTCTGGCCTTCATCTATGATATTAAGGAGCTTCAGTTTATGTCATATGGTGAAGGGACCTTCGCGCGCATTGATCAATATAGCCAGAAGCAAGGCTTATTGTCTCATATAGCTAAGAAGTCACCAAAATGCGGTTTACCAAATTACGCAACGGAGACCGTTGAAACCACACGTCTGGAGGCAGCTATTAGCCACAGAATAAATGTGGGCAAGAAAATAGGCACTAGAGCGCTTGCCATCTATTTAGATGACGAAGGCCAGCTGCCTATCATTGCCGCATATGTGGAGTTAGCAGGTTCGGAGCGTGAAGGTACCGGTGAACGCAAGGTTACCCCAACAGTGCCACCAAGCATGGGCTACACAAAAGGAGCACATTTGCCTGGTGATAAGATTCCAACGGTTGGGTTGATGAGAGGTTTGTTTGAACCTTCATACAACCCACTCCCCACATTGGATAATGAAAAGGAGATGATTAAAGTGAGGGTCAAAGATAAGATCAACACTGTGGCATGCACTCCTGAACATCTAGAGATGATCGAGGAATACGTGACCTATTTAATCGAAAACGCTAGGAAACAAGGCATTGTTTTGACTCAGGATACACCTGAGGAAATTGGGGCCAAAATTACCAATCCACGGACGAAGGCCAAATTTAAACAGTGGGAAGAAGGAAACGAAGAAGGCAACAAACGTATCAAGTCGTTTGGCAAGAATGAGGGCATGAACAAGCCAAAAGCCACACGCCTAGTTAGCACTCTTCCTTATGAGGAGCTATTTGCTCACTCAGTCTGTTTTAGTCCCTTACATGACGTGATTGCCGCAGCACCATTCTATGGTTTTAAACCCCCGGGTGAAATAGAAGACAAAATTGAGTCCATATTTCAACTGGGTGGTGACCTAGAGGGCTGTGACTTCACTGCATTTGATGGAACGAAAGGTCCTGTCCAAACAAAATTGTTCGAAGTTTTCGCAATCCGCTGTTGGAGGGAACTTGGTAATGGGGAAGCAGTTTCCGCTGACTTCATGCGTTTACTTAGGAAAGCACTAGGTCTCATGAAGCATAGGAAAGCATGTACACCATTGGGTGTGAAGTACGACACACTCAACTCTACCTTGTCGGGGCATAAAACTACTAGCGATGAAAATACAGTTGATAACGGGTTCAACGCGTATTGTGCCGTTAGAATGTTTAGTAGCTCGGTGGAGAAAGCTTGTGAGGCCTTGGACAAAGGCTTCATGGGCGGAGGAGATGATGGGTTGTTCAGTAATAAGTATATTACTTATGAACAACTTGAAGCAGCGGCAAAGATCTCGGGGTTAACTATAACTCGAGAACTCTTCCCTTCAAAAGAAATTGTACAGTTTCTGGGACGCTATTTTGCTTTAGATGCAGGTGGTATATCTTCATGTGCGGACCCTAAGAGGGGCTCACTGAAGTTAACCTCCACGCCCGCAAGGGGTCGTAAAGACAAGGCATTCAAACAGTACGCACTTTACCTCAAGTGTTTAGCCCTGTTGGTCACCGACAAATATACATTCGTTTTAGGTGACTTTGCTGAAGTATATTGCAAAGCTTATTGTAGGAAATTTTCCTTACGCATGCCTAAATCTATAGAGGTTATTAAAGGAATGTTTAAGGATCAACAGATGGAATTCACGTATAACAATGCTCTGGGAGCATGGAGGCAAGACCCTATGTCTGTTCTCCATGATGTCATGGAAGATATTTACGAAGAATTTGATTCGGTTGCTTTCCACCGCTTTCTGTATAGTTCAACGCTCGCACGCGACCCAGTCTCTTATCTAACCAAGGGTCCGGGATTTTATAGAGATGTAGAGGATCATTTTGATCCTTCATATGAATTTATAAATCTTGAGACTGGTAACGTTATTGAAGATAGCGAAACAGAGACAGGCGAAGAGTTCGAAGACATCCCTTACATGAGGGAGGTTCGTCGAACCACCGTTTAAATCATTTCCGTGTGCTAGGTACCAGCACACAACTTTTGACCGGGAAGTCGTTAAACTAGCATCTGACCGAGATGTCGTTAAACTAGCACCACAGGTGGGCCCGGTAGGCTCCCTAAATACCAAAATACCCGCTGAGTGACGGTTAACACTTACGCAGTACCGCGTTTATGTGCTTGGTGCAGCACGCTTCCTGGGGAGGGGTACTAATTCCCGAGAAATTTTACTTATCATATGCATGATGAGGCAAAGCAAACAAACCAAACCAACCAAACCAAAGGAACGTCAGGTCAAGAAACTGGACCGAAAGGTGAAAGACTTGGAACGACGGGAAAGAGAAATGGAAGGCCAAGTGGCACTTGGTTCCGTTAGGCCATTAAAACCTAGCGGGAAGGTACCACAAACGAAGATCTACAATGGTCTTCAGGAAAGATCCAAGGCAATGGACAGGAGCATGCAGGACTACTATGCAACGCTATCCAACCCAATGCGAGTGAGGGGAGTGAAATCTCCTGTGCTCGGGAACGAAGCAGCAACCGTTTCATCTTTTGCTGCCACAACATCCCTAGCAACATTTGCAGCCGCTGTGGCAGCCAACACGACACGGCAGTACGCCCTATTTCCAGGCCATAACACATTTGACGGAGATGACTTCGGCGTTGCGAAGCACTCGAACCAGCAGACTGTCAATGTGACCAACTATCTCGTCGGACCAATGAATTCGGATGACGGAACACCCGTGGTAGCAATAAGTGGGGTAGGAACAACATGTGGCTTGAACACATGTAAGTACTTCACAAATACCGCCAGTTCTGACTACCCCATGATCTATGATGTCACCCTCCCGTTGAGCACTAAAGTACTCAACACTGGGCATTCCAGGTGGAGACTGGTTTCAATGGGAGTAGAAGTCACGAACACCACACCTGTGGCTGACCGTGCAGGCTCCATTGTCACTGTGACACCGGACAACCGTTCAACTTGGGGGGATGGTGCTACGCAGGAAATCTTCAATAGGTTTTCCTCGTTCACTATCCATGGTACCGACACAAAAGTGTGTGTGAATTGGGTTCCACGCACCAACGACTTAGGATACGTTGCTTCAGGAAGTGGCGTATCTACCAATCTGTTTTCAGCAGGTCTGTTATTCTGGTTAAACAACCCAACGGCAGTGGCACAAACCTACGCCATAGAGATTGTTTTCAACTGGGAGATAGCCGGCTCGAATGTCAAGCCTTTGACTTCTCTGTCTTTACCCGCACAGGGAGCAGAGGAGCATATGACCAAGACGCTCGCAGTCCATGCCGCACATGGGATACCAATAGACCATGTGGCACTTGTAGGCAAAGCAGTTTCACAACATCTTTATGATGGTGGTGCCGCCATAGCCAAAGTTGCCCGGTTAGCAGCGGAAAGAGCAGGACGAGCAGGCCTTCAAGCTTTGAGCGCTTCAGCCAAAGCGGCCTATCTTGGTAAGTAATTCAACAACTACCCAAAACCCCCCCTCCCCC